GCTTGCCCAGCATCTGCTTCAATAGTAATATTAGTAGTACCGTCTTTATATATTACATATGCAACATGATATGGTGACTCGCCTTCTTTGTTTAGATTTGTGCGCACAATCGCATACGATTCACCAGTTTCAGGATTTGCGAGTTCATTTATATTTACATTTTCTGATATAGTTGATGGATTTCGGGTTGATGTGCGTGTTTTATAACGTCTATTGTATAAATCATTTACTATATTTATATTTTTTTTGGGACTTTCTCCAAAAATTTTACCTGTTATTTTTTCTTTCAATATTGAATCTTCATCAATATAATTTTTTATATCACACGTGAGTTCTTCTGATAAACGTAAACAATCATTAAAATGAGATATTTCTTCAGTGTTTTCATCTTTTATATCTTCAAGATATTGTGTTGAAAATCGAAAACAAGTATAATCTTTTATTTTTTTTGGACATGATACAATAATTATAAAGTTATTTTTTTGATTTACCCAATTTATAAAGTTGGGTAAAGTATTCGCATGAACATACAAAATTGTAGCATTATTTTCAATATCTATTAAAAATTGCTTGTTTTGAGATTCCAGCATTTTATATAATATTATGTAGTTACTATAATATAAGATTATATTATTATTATATCGTTTTTCTAAATATTTTATTACTATAACATGAATTGTCGTATTAATTAAATTTGACTATAATTTTGACCATCTCTTTCTTTATACATTTACATGCGGACACTGATAATTCTTCGCGTTTCTTACGGGTTTTACCATTTGAAATGGTTTTCGTATCATTGTTTGATTCATTTGAGTCAGTTGATTCAATGGATTCAATATCTGTAGGACTACGTCTTTTTGATGTACTATTACGTTGATTCATATCATTTTCAATATCACTATAATTAGATTCAATATATTCGAGTATTTTATTTTCGATAGCCCATTTGAAGAAATTTAATTGTCCAATAGTTGTTTCCATAAATCGGTCTTCATCATACGGAACTGTTATGCGTTGCCATCTACAGAATGAATCAAATCTCGCTTTCGCATACGCTTTTAATTTTAATTTATAATCATTATATACTTTGAATCGAATCATTTCATTTGTCATACTGTTTACTTTGGGTAATTCATATATAGTATAATGTTTTTTAGAATAGTTTGTTACGAACCAATCGATAATTCGTAATGATATTTTGGATTCACCATTAATAATACACATCATTTTTTTCAAATTTTCTTTATTTTCATAAAATATCATTAAATTTTTCATAAGAAGGTCATTTTGAGTATTTAAATTAGATGCACAATACATTGACATTTTGTTATGTAATGATTCATATTATTTTTTTATATATTTTTATTAGAAATAGATAAAAATGTTCGGTCAATAATTATTTCCATCTCCATGTGTATTATCATAATAAAAACATATATCTTTTAAATAAACACTATTTGTATGTTCTAATGCTCTTAACCAACAGTCATAATCTTCGCCGGGTGGTTCTATATGTCTCATATTATTAATTATATCTAAAATGGATTTTTCAATTACTACTGAACTACATATCATTGAATTGAATATTTTTAAAAATTCCAATGTCCAAATATCCGGAAATCCATTATCAAACTGGTTACTCCCCTGGGTTTTATGGTAATTTTGAATTAAACCATACATATGTTCCGCATTATATTTTTTTGTATAATTATTTATATTATATATTCCATTTCCAACTAATCCGTCAGTTGAAGACATTTTACAACTGGTTTTTTTCATTGCTTCTATTTGTAATTCGATTTTCTTTGGAAACCAAATATCATCATCGTCACAAAATGCTATATATTTTCCTTTTGAAATTTGTATTCCTTTATTACGTACATATGCTGCACAAGCATAACCAAATATTGTTTTACTATTTTGTTTCAAATGTATTATTTTTACATCTTTCCAATCGTAATCATAATATTCTTTTTGAGTTGAACAATCATTAATAACTATTATTTCTATATTTTTATATGATTGGTCTTTTATCGATTTTATTGTATTTAATACGTAGGAAAATCTATTATATGTTGGGACTATAACACTGACAATATCCATTACTAATATATTCTTACTATTTTTTATATATTTTTATTAAAAATAGATAAAAAATTTATAAAGAGATTATAATAGTTTAAATTTAAATTTACCTTTGTACGTTTCATTATTTTCTATTAGCATTTTTATTGTTTTGACCGAAATTTTTAATTCTTTTTGAATATCTGTATAAGATAAAAATAATTTTATAAGTTCATTTGTAATTGGATGTAGTTGTTTTATTTTTATTCCTCTTATATTTTTTTGCTTAGTTGGAAGCGGATTCGATTTTAAAAATTCATTTTGAATTGAATTTTCCACATTTTCCCAACGTAACCAATAATGACCATTTAAGGGTGACGAATGTTTTATTGCGGAACACATTGCGGATGGATGTTGTAAAATTTCTTGTGCTGCGTCTTTCGCTAATTTGAACACTTTTATAATTTTGGTTTTATCAATGTTTAACATTGCGACTTGTCCTTGATTTTTTTCTTGAATAATAACCGTTTCCCCAATGTCTCGTGGTTTATGTAAATCTGGTTCTTGACGATTGGAAATAAAATGCCATCTATAATCTAGATAAAGTGTTTTATGTTGGTATGCTTTTTTTATTGCGGTAAATGATGCGGTTTTATCATTATAATTAAAATCTCGGGTTGCTTCCATAATACTATTATATACTTGAACTACCTTGTTTATGTCAGTCTTATGATATATTTGAACGATTGGTCCAGTTGAATTCGCATTTATAGTTGGTAGTATTATTTCATTTGTAAAGTTATTATCTTCTTCTTCTTCTACTGTGTCATTTTCGAGTTGATTATCTTCTTCTATTGTTTCAGTTTCAATTTCTATATTGTTGTTGTTTTCAATTTCTAACATTGGGGGTGTTGCGTTAAATGGTGACGTTACTTTATTTAATATTGTATTGAGTTCATCATAATTTTTACAAAGTGGAATTAGTGACGCGATTAAATCAATCTTTTTTTCTTCAATACGTAATTTGGTTAATTCGATATTATTATATTTATACATTTCAGCATTCGCAAATTTCACAATTTTTTCATATTCTTTTTGACTTGGAATATGATATGCTTCCGTTGACATTTTTTTATTTTTACGCTCAAGTTGATTGTACTTGTATTTTATAATTTCATTACTATTATGTAATGATTTTTCAAATTTAATACTATTTTCACATACAAAAACATCTAATAATGTTATGTTTGTTCCAAAATCACATCTTAGTGCGTCTATTCTATTTTTTATATCAGTAGTTTCTCCGATTTTCAATATGAAACTACCATCATCATATGATTGGATTTTACAAAAATATACCAACCATTTATTTTTATTACTTTCAATCAATACTTCGTGTCTTTTTATTGCGGTTTCTTTTTGAGAAATTTGTAGTGAGTTTTGAGAAATTTGTAGTGAGTTTTGTAATTCATTATTTCTAGATTGAAAATTTTTATAATATTCATGCATTATATTTTCCATCTTTATGTAATATGTACGAATTTCTTTTGCTTTTGGTGTTGCCGCAACCATACAAAAATTTTTGAAACAATCTACTGTTAATAAAATAGTTTCTTTGTTTTGTCCACCATAAATTTTCGTTTTATTAGTCGTACCCAAACTCGCTCCTCCCGATTGAGTGAGCATTATTTTATAGTCTATATGCTCAGCAAAATTTTTTAATAAAATTCGTTTAGCGTTGTCTCGCCTTGTAACTTCTACATTTTTCCAAACATCATCAAAATCAACCACAAATTTGGCACAATCAGAACCATACTGTAAATATAAAAAATGACTTATCATAAATATTTGTTCCTGTTCTGTGTTCATTTTTGCTTTCATTAATTGAAATAATTCGTCATCACCAGCATTTTCATTTTGCGTTTGTAGTTCCATGTCTATAATATATATAAACACTATATGTTTAAGTTATTATACGACAAATATCTTATTTCTAAAGATTTTTACTGTTTTCTTTCTTTTTCAAATAATAATTTTTATTATATTCTTTTCGTTTTTCACTTGAAATTGGATTAGATTTCATTTTTTCTAACAATTCTTCTTTATGATTTTCATAAAAAGTTTTACTCCTTGATGGAGCAGTATATTTTTTCAAATGTTCTTTTAATTTTTTATTTTCATCCTCTAATATTTTAATTTTATTGATATATTCTTCCACATTCATTTGGAGTAATATTATAAGATATTTTTATATAATTTTAATAAAAATATATAAAATGAGGAAAAAGAATTATACAGAAACAAATATAAATAACATAAATGAAGAAATAAAAATGAATTTCAAAATATTGAAAAACCTAAAAAAACAGCCGAACAAATTCGAGAAGACGCAAGATTGCGTAAACAAACCAGCACGAAAAAGATAAAACATTATTATCTACCTTGGAAATTTGATGTATTGATTTGTATTTTTTGATACAAATCAATTTTTATTTTGTTTTTATATTATTGTCACACGATAAATGTCACACTATTTTTGATTGGTCACATTTAATTTGAATATGCCACACCAGCCATTCCAGACATGACACGAAGGACATTGTAATTTACAGCGTATACTCTGACTTTAGCAGTGGCAGTACCAGCAACAGTTCCTGATGAAAGGACTAATTGAAGGACGGCATTATCGATTCTGGAAAAGTTGCATGAACCAGATGGCTGATGTTCCTCAGGGCGAAGAGCGAATGAGTAAACATTGATGCCAGTATCTGGGGCACGGGTATGATGTTGCCAGGGTTGGACAACATCGAAGTAAGAACCTTCACGTTCAGAGAAACGGTCTTGACCATTGAGTTGTAACTTGGCAGTGACAACTGGATTTTCACCCCAGCAATGCATGTCAAGTGCGGTTTCGGCAAGAACGAAGGTACCAGCATCAGATACAAGGGAACCAGTGGTAGTACCAGTTTGAGCATCGAATGGAAGAAGACCGCTGGCATTAGTAGTATTATTAGCACCACCATTTGCTGAGTTATCTCCTTTATCAGTCCATCCAGTAGTATTGGCGGATGAACCATCATTGGCACCCGCCATTTGGAAAAGACCAGATGCGTTGATGAAATTGTTATTTACACCATTGGCACCACCACCGACTTCTGCTGGTCCACCGAACGCATGGATAGCATTTGGAAGAGCATCAATCGCATCGGTATAGTTAAAGGGTTGGGCACCAAGAGTACGGAAAAGAAGACCATTGGCATCTAAAGATGAGCAATAATCAACGTTGGCATCTGGCTGCACTACCCATATCAATTCCTTACAGGGATGGTTAAAATTTAATTTAATTTTATTTGATGATGAACCCACTGATTCGTCACCAGTGAACTGAAGTTGTTCAATAAGGTATTCATGAGGATTTTGTGCCATTTTTCTACGTTCATCAGTATCAAGGAAGATATAATCAACATAAAGAGATGCGGCCACAAGGGATTGTTGGTATGCCTGTGATACTGAAACAGTTCCTGAAGCGGCATTAAGGGATTTGACTGCCCATAAACATTCACCAATAGGTCTGAAATCGATATTGATTTTAACTTCATGGTATTGAAGAGCAATAAGAGGAAGGGCAAGACCGGGGTTGCGGCAAAACCAGAAAAGAAGAGGAATGTATAGAGTAGTTTCTGGAAGTGCGTTACGGGGTGCGCATACCTGTGCGGGTCCACCTGCTGCTGCGCATGGGCCAGATACTGCTGCGAAGGTAGGGTCGGTGATGTAGGTAAGTTGAGTGGTGTTACCAATCATCTTCCAGTATCCACGCTGTTGTTCCTTTGATAAAGTAACCTGGTTCCAGATGTGCATCCAATCACCATATTGACGGTCTATTCTCTGACCACCAATTTCAACTTCAACCTGTGCGATAAGTTGTTCACCGATGTAATCTAACCAACGAGCATATACACCATCAGTACCTGCGGTAGTCATAGACTGGTTGATTTCAGGAAGAGTTACCTGAAGATAAGTACGGTATGCCAAATCACCATTTCTGCTGATGGTGCAGGTGACACGACGACCGAAATCGGCTTGACCTGAAAACGTTTGTTCAATGCTCTCCATTGCGAAGTTGGTATGGCGTCTGTATGACACCTTCCAGAAAGTAATCTCGGGGGTTCCAGTAAGGAAAACATCTTGTGCGCCGTAGGCGACTAACTGCATAAGACCTCCTGCCATTTTATGGAATTTATAATTCTATATACATTATGCACAGAAAAGAATTTGGAAAACATTAAAATAATTACTTTTTAATGTTTTTCGAAAGGAAAACGCCTAAATAACTTCGCAATAAAAATTGACAGAATTAATGATTATATAACTATTTACAAATATTTTAACTCGATAATAAATAACATAAATTTACAATAATTAAAAATATTGATTATTACTACATAATTGTAATAGAAATTATTCCTAAATGTCTTCAAAAACCAAATAAATGATTTTTAATTGTTTATTATTCATCATAATATAATTGTACTACTTCTACCATTTTATCAGTAGTATTATCTATCCAATACTGTATTTGTGCTTTTAAATTTTTCAAACGTTCAGACCATTCCTTTTTATTATTTTTATGAATTATTGAAATACCCTGTTTATTTATAGACCAACATGATTTTATTTTATTTCCATCTCGACTATTATAATCATCTGGATTAAACCTAATAAATACTATATTTCTATGACCATTATCTTGTGAAATTTCCATTAATCGTTTATTTTCACAACTACAATCATAATTAGTATGTTGATTTTCATCTATTTCTATAATAATAATTTGAGTACCTAAATCCAATAATAAATCTGGTCTTCGTTTAGAACAACCATCCTGAATACGTTTATCTGTTCTCCATGTTACATCTGGAAAACATTCCAATATATAATCAACTACTGCTTTTTCTTTCGTTTTATAATTACGAGAAACTGGTTTATCTGGAAATAAATTAATATAACAAAACATACAATAACCTTCATATTTACTAGATGAACTATTTGTAGAACACCATGTCGATAAACATTTTTTACTGATTATATCCACCATTCCATCTAGTTTATGTGTTGAACAGAATCGTGGTGTTATTTCATTTATAAAATTATATATTGGTCGTAAATCACAATCGGTCATTTCACATTTTTTATGAACTGTATCTATCATTCCTTCTAATTTATGTAAAAAACAATATCTTGCTTTATTTTCACCAACATTATTAAATGATGGTATGCTGGAACAATTATTATATTCACAAGTCGCATGTTTTACATTTTTCATTCCTTCTAATTTATGTGCTGAACAATATTTTGGCACTTTGGTTCCTATATTACCATAACTTGGCGCAAGTGAACAACCTTCATGTAAACAACGTTTATGCTTTACATCTATCATTCCTTCCAATTTATGTTCCATACAAAACCGAGCACGTGTTTGTCCAGGTAAATTACAACTAGGTGAACGTAAACATCCATCAGATTCACATGAATTATTTACTACATTTATCATACCAATAGTTTTATGTGTCGCACAATAACGACCCGTTTTTTTATCAGGTAAGTTATAAATAGGTGTTACCATACAACCACTCGTTTCACAAAATTTGCTCATTACATTTACCATTCCATCGAATTTATGTGTTCCGCAATAAGTCGGTTTTTGACCCAAAATATTAAAACTCGGTCGTTGACCACAACCTACTTCTAGACATGTTTTATTAATTACATTTACCATTTCACCCGATTTGTGTGTCGCACAAAATAGAGGTGTTTTATTACCTACTATATTAAATGAAGCATTTTTCGCACAATCGGTATATTCACACTTAGTCATAATATTCGGTTATTATTATTATAAAGAATTATAACCAAATATCTTTATGTCGTTTTCCACACTAAGTATTAGTGTGTTTTGTCGATTTTCTTTTTTGAGATGTTTTTTGATTTTCTTTTTCCACCTGATTTTAATGATTGTTTAGATTCACTAACTTTACGTTTTTGAGATTCCCAATCATCATCGTCGTCTTCTTCATCATATTCATTATCATATTCTTTATCATTTTGATAACTACGTTTTATTGCTAACTCCCGCCGTTCTAATTTTTTTTTACGCTGGTCAATTTGATGTTGTAAATATTCTTTTTGTTGTTTTATTTGTTCTTTTTGTTGTTGTATTTTTTCTCGTTGTTTTTCTTTTTCGAAAAGACGCTGTTGATGTTTTCTAATAGATTCAAATGTTTGTGTAGAACGTGACGGTGCTCTTGTTATTTTACTAGTTTTATTTTTGGGTGATTTCGAAGTCGATTTAGATGTTTTTGACGACATTTTATATATATTATAAAAACAAAAAACTTTATATAATTATAGTATTGTATATTTTGGTGTCCTCCTTAGTTTATTATTATCCGCCATTGCGTTTACCTCGACCGTATCCAATTTCATACCATGCTGTTTCAATACAAACCGAATAATACCTAAACATGGTCGTTTACAATTATCATGAACACCACGACAACTACTGGCCGAATAATATTTTTTAATATCAGGGGATAACTCCATAATTTTATTTTGTAATTCTAGATTCGCATCTAAATCCATCAATGTAAACGAATTATCATCTTTGAATTTTATTATATCTAATAATTTATCCAATATTTCTTTACGTTGATTTTCAAATTTAAGTGAACGTAATATATCAGGCATAATAATCAAAACAAATAATCAATTATACTTAATATAGTAACTGTATCTTTATGTCATTTAGCGAATAACATAAAGATAATATAGAGATAAAGTAAAGATAATACAAATATAATAATTATAACTTTTCACCTAAAATTGATGATGATAAATTCGAAATAAGAAAAGTTTCTAAATATTTTTCTTGAAATATTTCTTTACGATTTTCATGTTTTTTAGTAAATATATAAGAATCTTTTGATTTTCTGATTGTCCATCCTTGTTCAAGAGCATTTATAATAAACATCATTTTTTGAAATTGATTTTTTTCGATTTGGATATTGGATGATAAATTTGATGGTAACTGAATTTGAATAGGAGATGACATTCTTGGTTTATAATATATTTGTATATATGGATTTATTTATGTTTACGAGTTATACGAGTTTTCTGTGGTTTTCTGGAGGTTCTATGTTTCTTATTTTTTTTGGATTTCCTATGTTTTTTATTACCACCACGCTTTAACATATCATTTATATCATCAATTTTCGTTTTAACAAATTCACTAATGGGTTGGTTTGGTGATTTTTTATATTCATTGAATATTAAAATTAATAACTTATATGGAATTAATTTATCAACATTGATAGTATCATCAGAAATTATAGAACTTACATTATCTTTATAATTTATAAAAACAGCATCTGATTGTATTACTGTAGTTATTTCATTAATTAATAAAATGATGCTAGTAATATTATTTAAATAATTTTTGATTTCATCTTCACCTTGTAATTTCATAATCGCTTTAAATACAACATTTATTTGGTTTTGGTAGTATTCAGTTTTTAATGAAATAATAGAAGCGAAAAATACGCATATATTTATGTCTAGTTCATCTATTGGTATTTTGGTAGGAAGAGAATTTATTA